GATGATGTAGAGGATGCTGGCTTCGTAAAGATTGACCTACTTGGCTTGCGCTCCCTAACAACATTGCGCCGATGCCTTGAAATGGTTGGCAAAGAAGGTACAGGCTGGATACCGCTCACTGACAAAGACACATTCCGATTCTTGCGCCGTGGTCTTACTGAAACTGGAATTTTTCAACTAGAAGGCTATACCGCCGCAAAAGGTTGCCGAGAAGTAGAGGTATCAAGCGTCAAAGACTTGATTCTTGTGAACGCGCTCTACAGACCAGCAACCATTGATAGCGGTTATGTCAACCAGTTCTTAAAGAATCGTAAGCACCCTGAGTTAGTCAAGTACCCAAGTGAAATTTTTAAGAAGCACTTAGAAGAAACTTTTGGCGTACCATGCTTTCAAGAACAGGTGCTTAGTATTCTGCGCGACCTCGGTATGCCAGTTTATGAACTGAACGCTTTTCTAAAAGCCGTGAAAGGGAAACACGCCAAGGCGGGCTACTCCGATGAAGCAACTGCTATTTTTGAAAGAAACAAAAAACGGTTTGTAGATTTGTGCGTGGTAACTGGAATGAACAAGCGCCAAATTAACCATGGCTGGAAACTGGTAGAGGGGTTCGCGGCGTATGGATTTAATCGTGCTCATGCCACTGCCTACAGCCTTTTGGGATACCAGTTGGCTTATTTGAAGATTAAGCACCCGCTTGAATTCCACACTGCTCTTCTTGAAACAACTGTTGGCACACCCAAAGACCAGCAGTACATGAAAGAGACACGGCGAATGGGGATACAAATTCTTCCAGCAGATGTAAACTTGTCGGGCGCTTCTTGGACTCTTGATGTTGGCGCAGGCGCTATCAGGCGTGGGCTCTCTTCAATTAAAGGCGTTGGGATTAATGCCGCGACAGAAATTTGCCGTAGTGCGCCATATTCAACCATGGAAGAATTAATTTCAAAGTGCCCTGCAAGAGCGGTAACTGGCGGGAAGAACTGGCGGTTGCACAAAAAACTAAATGGAACGCTAGAACAACTCCGTAAGACAGGTGCGCTAGAATCATTAGGAATCAAGCGCTAAGGAGCGGGATGAACAAAGCACATGAATTGATGAAAGAAATAAATACCCTGCTAGGGGCGAACACAATTATTCTTGGCAGTAATAAAGCGCTAGTGGTTGAGTATATTCCTACAGGGGTGCTACCCATAGACCACTTGCTAGGTGGCGGTATTCCAAGAGGAAGATTCACTGAAATCTTCGGCGCTTATAGCACTTTGAAGTCGTATGTCGGCTTGTCTACAATTGCGCAGGAGCAAGCCCATGGTGGCGTATGCGCCTTGATTGACACTGAACACGCTTATGACCCTGAGTGGGCTAAGACAATTGGCGTGGATATAGATTCACTTATCTACCACGCACCTGAAACTGGCGAAGAAGCGATTGATGTTTCTGAAGTTCTTATTCGGAACGGAGTTGATTTAATTGTGTGGGATTCAGTAGCCGCGACATTGCCACAAACTGAAAGTGCCAAGCGCCTATCCAAAGAATCAGTACAGCCTGCACGACTAGCCGCTCTTATGTCGTTGGGGATGCGAAAACTTACTGCCGCTAACGACAACACCGCCATGATATTTATTAACCAAACCCGAATGAGCATCGGTGTTATGTTTGGCGACCCTGAAGTTGTTTCAGGCGGTAAGGCGTTGCCGTACTACGCCTCGTTCCGTATTGCATTGCGTAAGGCAGGCAAAGTCAAAGAATCAGTGGATGGTTTTGATGATGAAGGGCACAAAATAAAAGCAAATAAAATTACTGGAATTAAGATTCGGGCAACACTAGAGAAAAGCAAGTTGTCAGCACCATCAAAAGATGCGTTATTCACATTTGATTTGGCAAGCGGGAAAATTGACAACATCGGATATTTAATTGCGAACGGACTCAACAACGGGATAATTAGCCACGAAGGTAGGTCATGGTGGATAGAAGAGACAGAAAAGTTCGTAGGAATAGACAAGTTTCGTGGCTGGCTGGAACAGAATCAGGATGCGCAGACGAAAATAAAGTCCACACTCTTACCCGCGTTCCTTGGAAAACAAGAACCCGCCAAGAAGAAGGCAGGCAGACCGAAAAAGAAATAGCAAAGAAACGAGGCGCTAAAGTTCACCCAGCATCGGGGGCGCTAAGAATTAAACATGATGCTTCTGACAAGGACACTCTTTATGAAATTAAAGATGCAAATAAAACATACACCATGAAAGGTTCGGAACTACTCATGCTTTGGAAAAGGGCGAACATGGAACTAAAAACCCCACTGTTTGTTGTCTATTTCAAAGATGCAGATATAACCGTAACCATGACTATAACCAAAGGAAAAAGATGAGCCTAAAAAATATCGTTCGTATGGCAAGAATGAACAGCCGAATTACTCCAAAACTTCAAGGGTGGCTAGTGAATCATCCTGACGGTGTGCACATCACAAAAAAAGCAATAGCAGTTCGCGCCATGCAGATTCTAAAGCCTAAAATAATAAAGTCTCGCGCTGGCGCATTTCACCCATCGCAGTTGTACCAGTGCAAAAGAGCGCAGGTGTACGGCTATCACAATGCGCCAACAACTAAAGTTTTCAACCCGCAACTTCAGAACATCTTTAACGATGGTCACTTTAGGCATCTCCGCTGGCAAATCATGTTGCTGGAAGCAGGGCTTATCCAAGAGATTGAAGTTCCAGTGGATGTTCCTGAAATTCGCCTGCAAGGTTCTATGGATGGCGTGAACACAATTGACAAGTGGATGTTTGAGTTGAAAGGAACTAGCCAATATTCAACCATAGTGAAAAAGGGCGTTATGCCCGCGCACATAAAACAGATTCACGCTTACCTGCTCGGCAGTGGGCTTGATGAAGCGATTGTTGTTTATGAATGTAAGTCAACTCAGCAGTGGCACGAATCTGTCGTTCATAAAGACCCCGATGTAATTAACGAAATATCCACCATACTTGAAAGTCTGAACGATGCAATTGACAACGAGTATCTACCAGAAAGGCTACCAGATTGTGAAAATAAAACAGGTGCAACCTATAACTCGTGCGCGTTTGCCGAAATCTGTCACGGGTGCAACAAGCCGTCAGACATTGTTGCGCTCCTTCAGAATAAATAGTGGCATAACGCCACTCCCTGAACTGCGCCAAGAACTAGACGGATATACGGAAATATTGATGGGGCACGAACAACCGCCGATTGACAACGCTGAGATGACACTAATGGAATATTCCAATGCCGTTTATAGCCGCGCAATGGAAATCACCATTCTGTTACAACGAGCGGAATCAGAAGGAACAGTTTTGAAGGGAAGCAAGTATTACAAGTTCCGTACAGGGGAATTGCGCTCGTTTACCGAACTGGCGTTAAGGTGCGTAGAATTGGGGAGTAGAAGGGTAACTAAAGCCCAACTAGACTATTCTATGACGCATGGTTAGTTCATCTCAGAAACTGAAGCGCCACACACACTCAACAGTAAAACCCATAGTGGTGTTGGGGATTGACCCTGCGGCGACTCATATTGCCTATGTTGCCCTACATGGTAATGAATTCCGTGTTACAGTGAGTAAAAACCTAGGCAAAAGCGGGCCCGAAGCCTGCCATAACGCTAGGGAACTTACGATAAAAACAATTGGAGAAATAAAACAGTGGGCTGGAAATACGGTGGACATTCACGCTTTTTACGAACTCCCAGTTTTAGGTCGTGGTGGATTCCGTTCAACCATGGTTCAATGCTTTACTTCTGGCGCAGTGCAGGGCGTATTGCATGAGAGGAAATGTAAGACACAGCCCGTCAATGTCTCCAGTTGGAAAAAAGCAGTCGTGGGTAAAGGAAATGCAGACAAAGGACAGGTCGCAGAATTTTTACGACTTCACTGGCATACTCTCTACTGCTCTGCAAGCGGAAATCAAGATGTCTATGACGCTACCGCCATTGCCCTCTATGGGCGACAATTTCTTGAATCACAGATGGCGGAAACTGGCTCTTTGTAGTGGAAAAACTATTAAATTCTTTCGCCACCGATGCAGTGTTAGATGCCTACACCATGAAAACGGTTGTAGCCGTGTTAAAATAGTTCGGGAGTGCAAAACACTTTGCGCCAAGTGCCCAGTGCTAGAACATTGCGCTATCTGGTCAATTGAAACCAATCTGCTCAAAGGCATAGCGGGCGGGATGACCGAAGGCGAAAGAAGAATCGCAAGAATAACCATCAAAGGAGAAGACGATGAAGAAGAGCCAGACAATACTTTCGGGTGACACAGAGATAGTTGCAATAAATTCCCTAAAGGGCTACGACAAAAACCCGCGTAAGGGTGATGTAAAGGCTATTGCTGAGTCACTTGAAATAAATAAACAGTACCGACCAATTGTTGTGCAGTTGTCAACTAAAAAAATTCTTGCAGGCAACCATACTTGGCAAGCGGCAAAACATCTTGGTTGGACAGAGATTGCCGTAAATTTTGTGGATGTAGATGACATTGCCGCAAAACGAATTGTTCTTGCCGACAACCGTACAAACGACCTCGCAGATTATGACGGCAAAATACTTGCAGAACTTTTGCGCGACCTTGGCTCTGCCGATGGTACTGGATATTCTGCGGCGGACATGGAATTAATTGTGACCGCTTCTGCCGAAGATATTGACGAAATCATTAACGCTTCAAACGACCTTGGCGAGAGAACACTTGTGCAAAATGACCCGCTAGTTTCCGTGGGTAGCGAGTTGGGCGCAGTGGGAACTAATTATGACGATGAAATTGGTTTCATGGATGAAGTTGAAGACGAAAAAAATATTGAAAACAAGGCAGACGACCTGCATGGCGTATACACGCTCAAAGACACTATGGTTTTTCAGGGGTCAAAGCCTTGGGATATCCCTTTGTTGCGAGATGATATGTTGATTGAAGAATTGCCTGAACCACTGCACACTTGGGCAGGTAGCGCCACTAGAGACATTGGGTGGACAGGTTATTGGCTTTACAATTGGGGAATTGACAGTACATCGGGCATGACCGACCTGAGCAAGATTATGCTTTCGTTCTATTGTTGGGATGAATACTTTGAACCATGGTGGGATGCACCTGCACGACACTTGAGTAAAGTTATCCACGCAAAAATTAGGTATGCGATCACCCCAAACTTCTCGCAGGGTTATCAACCACAATGTCTTGCATTGCACCAACTCTATAAATCGCGCTGGATTGGAAGGTATTTGCAGGAAATTGGAGTGCGAGTAATGCCAGACATTGAAGCCGTGGAAGATGTAAGAAACAACAAGGAGTATTTGTCTATTGTCACTAGGAGTTTGCCAAAGAAACTACCATGGGCAAGTATCCAAGTTCAAAACTTAGTGAGCCAAACCAAAAGTGACACTAATGCAAAAGAAACCCCAGAGTTAAGGGCAAGTTGGGTAAAAGACCAACACGCGATTCTTGAACTCCTTGATGTGGAAAACCTGCTTATATATGCAAACCCAAAAAGGTTTACAGAAATAGAGCAGTGGTTTGCTGGTGGGCCAAAATTAAAATTTATGCCGACAAGGTTGCATTATCTTTCGCAAAAAGTTAAGAGCAACGCGAGTGCGCCAGACAGATTGTGATATTTTTAGCGCCTTTTAGTTGTGGTCGCCATGGTGCATCACAAGCGCCTCACCGAATACTTGCCTATAGAAACGGCGAAGAAAAATACCACCGCCTGATTGCAGAAATTCCGATACACCACCATGACGCATTGGCGACAACAAAAAACATATCTGTTGCTCTTGAAGGCAGGGAAAAATATTTAGTTCTTGGCGGCGACCATAGCATTACCGAAGGGGTTATTAGGGCTAGGGCAAAGAGCGGCAAAGTTCATGTTGTTTTGTTTGATGCTCACACTGATGATTATGTCAACGGATTAATTGATTCGGTCAAGCCACTACATTCAGGAAATTGGCTCTACAGGCTAAAGCAAGATGGGTTAATTTCTGGTGTGACAATGTTTGATGGTAATAGAAAAGGTGTTCCAAAAGAATATCAAACTCGTATTCCCACTAAAGGGCAAGTCCATGTGACCGTGGATATAGATGTTCTTGCTGTTTCACAAATTGGAGTTGCAACCGATTTCCCTGAACTTGGCGGATATACAATTGAAGAACTCATCAACAAACTGTCGCTGTTAAATCTTTCTGGCGCTGATGTTACTGCCGATTACACAGAGTACGACCCCACAAAAGATGTAACTGGAATTGGCGCATGGTGTTCGTCAAAAATTGTTGATGAACTGCTAAGCATTATTGGCGCATAACTAAAGATATACTCTAACCCCGTGCAGTGTTATTTTGTGCTTCAAGCAACCAACTATTAGGAGCAACAAAAAATGAAGATTGAACTGATTGACCTTCTCGGCAGTGGAGAAGATTTTGTAGTCGTAAGTGG